GATCTTTTCACGGCCTCTGGGACTAAAATATACCGCTGGGATGGCACGACGCAGATAGAGCTGACAGGCTCCTTGAATGCGGAAGACACGCCGGTATCGTTTACATACCAAGCCAGCCCCGGTATCCAGCGCCTGTGGATTGCGGACAACGACAACCTGTTTGTTTATGAAGGGCTTAGCAAGTCCAGAGGCAACCTTGATTCCAATGGCACCAACGTGACCGCTGGAGACGTTGTGCGTATTGACGCCGTGTATTACGAGTTTGTTTTGTCCGGCGTTGACACCGGATCACCGGCAGGAACGAGCGCAAACCCTTGGAAGGTTTTGCGCGGCGCTGATGCAGAGGCATCGCTTGGCAACCTGTCTGACGCTGTAGGCGCATCAGGGATTGCTGGCGGCACCTATTCGACGGCCTTGATCGCCAACCCGAACGTGGAAGTGCGCCGCCTCTTACCGCTTAGCCTTATCGTTCAAGCCAAGGTGGCCGGTGTTGCCGGTGACAGCATTGTGACGACTGACGTTTCAGTGACCCTGACTTGGGGTGCCGGGACGCTCCTGAACGGTGGTCTTAACTCTATTACTGCCGTCGCTGTCCCAGAGGGTGACGGAACACAGAAGGCAATCTCGCTCTGCACCTTGGCAGGGTTTGTCATTATCGCCGTTGCTCAAAGCCAGCGCATGTATCTCATCCGGCCTGGAGAGTTCTGGGTAGAATTGTTTGTCTCTGCCGAATCTGAACCTGACCGTGTTCTCCAAGTCGTTACTGTTGGTTCAAGTTTCTGGGCGCTTGGCGAGTCGACCATCGAACCGTTTTCAGCGACCGGCGACGCAGACTTTCCTTTCACGCCAATTCAAGGCCGACAAATGAGCTACGGCATACTCGCCGGAACCGCCCTCGTCCTTGAAGACCAAGTGATTTTCGTTGACGACAAGGGCATAGTGCGCGATAGTTCTGGATCACGCATCAGCACCCACGGAATCGAAGAAGAAATCCGACTGAGGACTTAATATGGCTCTTGTTTTTGTTGATAGCCCTGACCGCTACATTGACGGCGATGCTGAAGATGTCGGCATGATTGGCGTTTGGGCCGCTGTGCCAAGTGGCGCAAGCTCAAACACCGCCCGAATTGAAGCGCCGCCAGAGACGCCTCCGACAGGATCTAAAGCGTATTTTATCGGCACAAACGGCAGCACTGGCGATATTCGCGCGAACATTCAGGGCGCCGCCATCAGCGAAGTCTTCTTTGCGCTACGCCACTATTGCGACATACTCCCGTCCCAAGCTGACGTTCAGCAATACCGCATCCATGACGGCAGCAACCTGACGCTCTGTTATTTCAATGTCCAACCCAGCGGACGCATTGCATTCCGTAACTCTGCTGGCGCCGTTCTTGGTGAGACGACCAATCAGGTTGTGTTTGCCGGTCAATGGAAGTTCTTCGAGTTTCGCGTCCTGCTTGGCGCTGGCACTGGTGTTGCCCAAATCCGAGACTCCTCCGGCACCACGCTGCTTAGCCTTAGCGCCCTGTCCATCCCCGGCACGTTCGCAATCTTTGTCCCGCGCGGGCAAACCAGCGGCGCCAGCATCAGCGGCAAAGACTTCTACTTCCAAGACATCTCGTTCAAAAGCACAACCGGCACCGAGAACAATACTTGGTATCCTAACGGCGGTGTTGGCAACTACGTTCTCCGGCCTGTCTCTGATGTGGTCGGCAACCCGTGGTCATTCGTCGCTCGCCGCACGTTTGAGAATGGCGTTGGCTACACGCCAGAAGGCGGCTCCAACGATGGCTTCAGTGTGCCTGACGCAGCTACTCTGGAGATCGGCGCGGGTGAATTTACGATTGAAGGCAACTTCCGCTGGGATGTATTGCCGACCGCTGGCCAAGTCCAACACCTTGCTGCCAAGTGGGATAACACCACTCAGCGGTCCTGGCGGCTTTATCTATACGAAATTAGCGGATCTACCCGGCTCGCGTTTGAAACCTCGACGGACGGCACCAACGGAACCGCAGTCCTTGTGCATGACTTCCCGTTCGCGCCTGTCCGTTGGCAGAAATACAGCATCTCCGTGTCGCGCAACGGCACTACGAACCGCATGTATATCAACGGCGTTCGCGTCGGCCCTGCCGCCACAGACTCGCGCACTTACTTCAATGGCACAACCGTCCTCTCCATAGCCTCCCGCCAGAACGGCATCAGCACCCTTACTGAATATTTTCAGGGCTGGCTTGATGAAGTGCGCTTCACCGTTGGTGTCGGTCGCTACCCGGCTGAATACACGCCGTCTGCCGTGGCGTTCCCCCGGAACATCGGCGGCGACCCATCCTTCGCCAGTGTCCAGCTTCTCGTCGGCTGGGATAACGGTTTGGTTATCGACCAATCGTCAGCCGGTCGCACGATCACTTCGCGCGGGCAGGCGCAAGCTCTTCTCACGGATGACGGCTTCTTCGGCTATCAGTCTATTAATGTGCCAAGCCGGGATGACACCTTTGTTGAGGCCGCATATCTCGCCGCGACAGGAACGCTGGAGTTTGTAGCGAACGCCCTGAACGGCTCGCAGGCTGTTGTTGGTTCAAAGACCTACACCTTCAACACCGCGCTTGGCGCCGCTAACTCTATCCTGATCGGAGTGGACGCAAGTGCAACCCTCGACAATCTTATGTCCGCTATCAACCTTGGTCCCGGCATTGGAACCCTCTATGGAACCGGCACCACTATCAACGCTGACATTGCGGCTACCCCCCTCCCCGGCGCCATTGCTCGCATGTCTGCCATCGTTCCCGGCACAGGAGGAAACTCCCTTGTGTTCACCACAACTGTTGTTGGCGCCGTTATATCCGGGTCTGGCACACTCACTGGCGGCGTGAACATCCCCGGCGCAAGCTCATACGTGCTTGACCGCCTGCCTAGCGGGATTACTCGCGTTGACTCCGTTGGCCTGTTCACCCGGCGCTCTGCGTTTGGTCCGGGCGGCGCTGAATTGCAACCAGCTTTCGTGGACGCCGCGCTTAATATCAGGAACGGCTCAGACGAAGCGGCCCCGTCAAACCCCGGCTGGCAGGTGGACCTGTTCAATAACAACGGCGGCACAGCTTGGACGACAACGGACTTTCTCGGCGCCCGCGTTCGGCTAAACCGCACCTCATAAGCAGGAGCTACTTGTGTGGCTATCGAAGACAAAATCAGAGTTTCGGACTCAAACGCCGTCTCCATTGGTTTCGGCACTGCGTTCTCACTGCGCGTCTCTGACGTTCATGCTATTGCTGTTGGCGGACAAACCGCGCCATATGTATTCGTTCACACGGCTAATTCCATTGCAATCGGTTCTGACGAAGGGAGAGCAACCGTGCTGAGAGTCCATGAACAGGATTTGGTTGTTGTTGCGGCTACGGGCGTGTTCCCCGAAGGCCCGCTTTCCGTCAACGTGTTTCCGTATGACCTTGACGGCCACGTCATGTATGGCCTGCACATCCGTGGGCGCGGCACGTTTGTCTATGACCTGATGACGACGCAATGGTGTGAGTGGCAAACGGCTGACTTCCCGTTCTGGAATGCGCAATACCACGTCAAGTGGCGCGACGATTACTACGCCTCGACCAAGTTTGAGAATCAGTTGAACTTGGTTGACCCCAATTCGGTTCTGGATGACAGCTTCCGCACTAATTCATTCATTGCCACTGGACGACTTGAGAGTCAGGACCGTGAATATGTAGCTAACCCGGAAGCGCAAATCTTCGGATCTATCGGCCTTCGCGGCGGTGACGTAAACCTTCGCTATTCGGATGACGAGGGCGCTAATTGGTCTGATTATGAAACCGTCACTATGGCGGCAGGCGTCCGCAATGCTAACGTCATGTTCTATGACCTCGGATCCGTGACTGCGCCTGGCCGCGTATTCCAGATTGAGGATGACGGAACTCTGCGCCGTGTTCAGACGCTCAAGGTCAAGCTGGGAGACGGCTAATGGCAATTCCTCCGACTCCAAACGAGAAACGTGTTGGACCTATCGGCTACTCACCGATCACTGACCAGAAGGGCAGCGCGACCGCCTTCTTCGCGCGGCAATGGTTGAACCTTATTGATCTCGTTAAGTCCGTGGTGCAGGTCCAAGAAGAGATCATAAACATCAACGACGCTACGATTGTTGCTGGCGTCGGCTTGGACGGCGGCGGGCAAATCAGCGACGCCTCGATCACGATTGACCTTGCGAACACGGCGGTTACTCCCGGCGCCTATACTAACGCCAACATCACAGTTGACCAGCAAGGGCGTATCACTGTCGTCTCAAACGGAACCTCCGCCCTTCGCGTTGAGGATGAAGGCACCACGATTGTTGCAGCCGCAACCGCCATGAACTTCGCTGGTGCTGGCGTGACCGTGACAGACGCAGGCAGCGGTGAGGCGCTCGTTACCATTCCGGGCGGCGGCGGTGGCGGCTGGACGCTGATCTCCAACATCACAATTACCGTTGCTGCCGCAAATTTCGACTTTATCAACCTTGCTGGCTACAGTGACGTTCTGGTCGTTACCAACAACATCACTAAGGTTGCCGCAGCCGCAACTTGCATTCGTTGCAGTGTTGACAACGGCGCTACGTTCTTTGCTGGAGCATCCGACTATCAGCGTATCCTGGATAGCGGCGCCATTTCACAACGAAACGAAATACTCCTGCATGATACGTCGCTCTCGACCGCTCGCGGCGGTGTAGGCATCCTGCACGGCATCAACACAACAGTCGCCGCCAAGACGTTCATCGGATCATCCCTCGGTGCTGGCATTTTCACGGCCTCCGCACTGGACGTTGACGCCATTCGAGTGACCACGACAACCGGCACCAACATGACCGCTGGCACTATCCAGATCTTCGCTCGATAGGCATTGACCCTACGTTGCGACTCTGGCAATAACAAGCCTTGGAACACGCAACAGGAGATCAACCATGAACGCTTTCCTCGCTCACTTCAAAAGCCAGCGCGCTTTGATCGTTAATCTCATTCTTGCAATCGTCGGCATCCTTACCGCAATCGGCCTCGTCCCTCCCGGCTTTGTCCTGACGCCAGAGCAGGTCGCCGCTAACTTTGACCAGATCGCGGGTGCAATCGCCATCGTCGGCGCCGTGGTGAACTTCATCCTGAACCTGAAGCCGGACGCAAAGCCGGAAGCATCCAAATGAGACTTCCCCCTGACGGCATCTACGCAAAGGCGCCACTTCCCACAGCGTTGTGGGAAGATCGGTGGCCTAACTTCACCGCCGCTGAGTTTGCCTGTAAGCACTGCGGCCAGTATGTGCATAGCGCAAAGTTTCTTGACAAAATCCAAGCGCTTCGCTTCCTGACCGACAAGCCGTTCAAAATCAACTCCGGGCACCGCTGCAAAATCCACAACGCGAAGGTAACTGGCAATCCGAATAGCCGGTCGCAGCACCTTAACATCGCAGCGGATATCGACCTTGAAGGCCATGACCGGCACGACTTGGCTAACCTGGCGGACAGCCTTGGTTTCACCGGCATTGGATACGGTAAAAACTTCCTGCACGT